AGTTCCCGTGCAGCCAGCTCATTAAAATACCATCCATGAATCTCCTGTTGGGTAAGAATTTGTGCGACCTGATGCTCTAACGTGAGCCAGTCAGGTAAGGGTGGAAGTGTTCGCATAACTTCTCTGTAACTTTAACGTCTTGTATACAATAGTCTTCCATCTCTTGACTCCATTGTTTCCAATCAGTATCCTTTGCAAAGTTTCCTTTGTATTCTCCTAATCGGTAGCCATAAGATTCAAGTGAATGTCGACCATACATGTTTGTTGGCATGTCTTTCCATGCTTGTCTTTTATCTATATCGAGTAAATTCGGATGATATAAGCGAGATAGAAGAAGGGTATCGACAATAGTCCCAGTAGGATTAAAAAAGGGATAGATACTTTTAATAATAGGGAGATCAAACCCCACGATATTATGACCGATAAGGCAATCAGCCATTTCAAGGTGTTGGACTGCTCTAACCACAGGGCTAGACATGCCTTTACCAGGGCATTCATCGTTGTACGTTTCTGTTCTGTTGTCTTCGACATAATGTAGTGCTATGCAATGTATTCGTAAATTATCATCACCTAGCAGACCGTTGGTTTCTAGGTCGAACACTATCGTCCCTATTCCAGTGGTAGGTTTTGTCAATGAACTTGGCCTTTTCAATTGCTTGTTGCGTAGGTGGGTTAGGTTTAATCAATTCTTGTTTATCTAATCTTTCATTATGCTCATACCACGGATGTTTATAATTTTTAAAAATCTGTGGCTGGGTTGAAAACTGGTGGTTCCTTAGTTTCATCTTCTTTAAATCTACAGGTGTTTAAGTCATAAGCTAATTTACATGCTACTCCAACTTCGCCAGAATATCTATTCTTAAGGACTCTAACAGTCGTAAGCTTTCGTTCAGCATCGGCTTGTTGATCGACCTCAAGCGCAACAACTGAGTCGCTGATTTGAGCAATACTATGAGATCCTCTGAGTGAAGCGAGGGACACACGTCCTCCCTCTTCGTGCGTAGCCCTATCATTATTTCCTCTCCTTAAGTGTGATACTAAAAATAGTGAGATACCAGTACGTTCTACTAAAGAGCGTAACTTAGTCATTGTTGTGTCTATCATGCGTCGTTCATCTCCATCTAATCCACTCAGTAATATACTAAGGTGATCTAGGAATATAATACGACACTCCAGTCCACTGGCAAGGTATTCGATCCTGTTGTAAATAACATTCGGGTCAAAACTCCCAAAGCCATCAAACAAATAGACATTCCAATTAGCAATAGTTCGTTCAAAGGCGGAGGTGAGTTCTTCATTTCCATACTCTCCTATGTTGAAATTTTTTCCAACTGCTGTGGACATCAATCCAAGAGCTGTTCTTCTATTACTTGCTTCAAGTTCCAAGATCCCAACCGATTCCCCTTTTTGCAAGAGGTCAGTTGCAATGTGACGCATGATTGAGGTCTTTCCGCTACCAGAGCCAGCAGTAAATGTGACAAGTTCGCCATACCTGATCCCTCGTAGCTTCTTGTTGAGTCCTTCAAAGGGGTATTCATGATCATAAGGTGCTTGTGGTGTAGTAACTAATTCTAATAAGGATCTACCTTCTATAATTCCATCTGGTCTATATGGTTTTGCATCCCATATAGCTTTTCTAATTGCTTCTGCATCTCCAGCTTGTAATGCTTCTGAGGGGTCTTTATATGCCTCCATACGGGCTATTGTGACCTTGCCTGGTGGTAATACACCTGCAGCTTCTTCAGTAGCCTTCCTGCCTGGTTCATCATTATCAAAAAACAGTACTATTTCACTATATCCTTGGAATAATGGTATCTGTTTCTGGATATCTTTCTTTGCGCTGGCAGCACCATGCGGTAAAGAAACCATCGGCCAACCGGACATTGCCTCATAACAGCTCGCAGCATCTAGTTCACCTTCAGTAACAACAATACGTTTACCAGTGTTAGGAAACAAATGCTGACCGAATAAGGTATCAGTGGAAACTCCTTCATATGTAAACTCCTTTCTTTTTGTTTTTACTTTGATTCCAACAAGAACTCCATCGCTTGTGTGATATGGGAAGCGTAGAGTGTCTCCGTCTCTGTAAATTCTAAATTTCTCGCAAGTTCCAACAGAGAGCTTTCGCTTTCTGAGTTCCTGAGCGTGTCCTGTGAGTTGGACATTCATTTTCCTTCGTGATTGTGAATAAAGATTTATACCCTCTGCGGGTGTGTAAGTTCTACATGAATAACAGAAATATGAGCCATTAGAATACAAACTATTAGCATCTGATGACCCACATTTACTACAAGGCTCATGTCTTACAAAGTCGCCTTTGTCTAACATTAGATCAACCATTCAAGTGGAATTTCATGGTATGCAGTCCATGGTATATCATGTTTCTCACACCATTTAGCATAGGTAGTCTTACTCTTTTTAGAGATTGTATTATAAGGTGATTGAAATACCATCCTTAAATCTACATCTGGATTATCTCGTTTAACTGCAAGCACTTTCCTTCTGTCTGCTGCATCCCAATATCCTTTTGTTTCCAAGTAGACATAATTAGGAAGAACAAAATCGGGAGTGTAATTATGCTCGATAGTATAGCTGAGTTTCTCAGTCTCGTATTCATAAGAGATACCTAGTTGTTCAAGGAGAGTTGCTACCCTCTCCTCAAGTTTTGATCGGAACTTAGGTTCCTTCTTTTTCTTTAACTTATCATAAGCTTCTTGAGCCCACTCTAAATGATCAGAAATCTTCGTCTTCGACATTATTTTCAGGTGTAGGTGGTACTTCACCTGCCTTAAACCCAGATGTCTTACCAAATAAGTCAGCTACTTGTGATTCATTTAAATCATCAGATGATACTCCAGCTGCATCAGAATTTAATGATACAACCTGAACACCAAGTAACTTAAGGCTACTGCCATAGGTAATCCCATCCCGTAGAATATAAGGTTTTTGGTAAAAACCAAGTTTAACAGTAGATCCTCCATAAAGCGGTGTTTTGCTATCTGTAACAGGTGAACCTTCCGTGTCTACCACGGGCGGTTTTCTATCTTCTCCCCATGAGAATTTAATTCTATGTTTCCCTTTAGCTACTTCTTCCCAGGGTGTTGGTTTAAGTGTAGCTCTCTTAGGGTTCTTGAGCTTGGATTCAGCCCACTTAAGGACTTCACTCCTCTCAGTTTCTAGCTCGTTAATGAGTTCATCACCAACAACAGCCGATAAGGAATAACCAAACTTACCAGGTTCTAGTATAGCTTGGAATCCTTCCAATGTAACAACGTCAGTAACGTGTGTATTCTTAGGCATCAGTCTTAGACTCCTCTTTAGCTGGAGCTAATTCTTTAGCTAATGATTGACGATATTCTCTAAGCTCAGTAAGCCTAGCATCTACCTGTTTTAATCTCTCTAGCTTTGCCTCTCTTTCAGCAGCTTGTAATCTCTCTTCAGAAACTACAACTATTCTAGTTGGTGCAAATGCGTAATCAAATAGTGAAAACATTTAACAGAAAAAATAAGTTGAATCAATTACCGATTCAGGTTGTAAGTCACCTATAATCGGTGGTTTAGTCTCTGCCCCTATCTGTGAAGCAAAGTCAGTAAGGTAGTCACGTTCAGCAAACAAGTGCATGTACGTTTCCCTTATTATAGTCGATAATTCGTCCATGTCAACCGATTGTGTGAGAACGCTGTCATGGATCAATGCTATAGGCTTATCAAACCTATTAATACTTAGATGTAATAGTGATGCATCTAAAGAATGTATAAGATTAGGAGCTGTAGCAGCTTTATGTCTATTAAGATCAGCCTCATTTAAGTCAGAAGCTATCTTTAATTGACACTCTCCTAAGAGTTGCAGCTTAATATTCTTTTTATCCTTCTTCATAATACATTGTGTAACTACAAATCCAGATGGAGTAACCCATCTTAATTTAAGTATACCTCTCTTTATAGCTTTAGCTACTTCATCTTCAATCCACTTCATCACTGACATCGGGCCAGGTACTACAGTATTCATAGCATCTCTAACAGCCTTGACCGTGATTGTGAGATCGTCTTTATCTATTTCTACACCATCCTCCTTTAATGCATCCTTGATGTAAGATCTATTAGAGAATGGTTTTGCATTGTAAGGGATAGTCATAACAGTTCTTTTAACTTTCTTTCTATCCCATACAGAGTGTAGCTTTTGTGGTATATAAGGTTTAGCACACTCAGCTACTACCTTATATGCGTCTTGTGGACGTTCAGAAGGCAACACATTGACGAGTTGTGCTGTCTTACGGTCTCTCGCTAATCCTGCGAGGATCTGAAGCCCACTGCATGTTGCATCCGTGGCAACAAATAACCTTGTGTGTTGTCTGGTTTGTTTAGTTACTACCGCATAGTACTCCTCACACGCAGCTAAAAATTGCCACGGCTCATCCGCTGCCTCCCAGTCACCAATATTCCCTATAGGATCATTAGCTACTCTGGTAATCAACGGTATATTATCCATTACCCAGTTCAATCGTTCAGACATAGTTGATTTGTCTAAACCGTATGTCGTTGCGACTTGAAAGGCAAGCCATTTCTTTCCTGATTCGGTAATGTAAGATTCGTCAGCTGAGATAAGCAATGATTTTCCAAAGTCTGTATCTTGAACTGTAAGAAATGCAGGAATTGGGTAGCTGCGTCCCCTATAATCAAAAGACCAAGGTATATAAAACCTTTCACGATTCTTAAAACGTTGAACTGCTTCCATTGTCATTCGGGTGCGGCAGGATCTCTTGAACTCTGCTGCTTGCTTATTCATTACTTCTGCTGCCTGTCTTCTATAAGCTTTACGAGAATCCTTGTTCTCAGCTATATCTACAGGCTTAGGTGGTAAGTCATAATGAATAATAGGTAGGAATTTACCAATACTTATTTCTGCTGCTTGTAACTTCTCAGCTACATCGACAGTAAATGGATTTAGTCGATATGCAACCTTCTGAATTTTATTCAAAAAGGCGAGTGGTAATTCCCCCTGTATAGAGTCCCCGTTAGAACGCCTGACTAAGTCGTGACCTTCCATTATCTCATTTAGCATATAACCGCCAGGAGTTTCATTAGTCCAATCTTTAGGAGGTATTAACATAGGCCAAGCTAATGGTGAAAATAACTCTGCATTAGCCATAACTTCATCTTTAATATCCATAAATTCAGCAGTAGGTACAATGAATACTTCATTCTTTCTACCTTGCCTTATATGAACTTTCTCAAACCAGTTACTAGCTTTCATTATACATTCTAATAACCAAGCACCAAGTTTAACACGTAACCTTTCTTTCCAAGGTTCCCAACGTTTTACTTCATATCTATTCATTAGCGTCCTTATGACTACTAACTTTTGATGAGTACCACAAGCTTTATGCCAGTAATTCTCTTTTAATACATTAAGTAATCCAGGTGCAT